ATTATAAAACCAGGACAGTTTATTAATTTACCATATTACGGTGGACAACGTAGAGCCATTAATATTGACGGCACTTTTTTTACATTAGAACAGTTTATAAAAGTAGTAGATGCAAATATAACTAGTACAGAAGATTTAAAATCTTTGACAGAAGAAATGGAAAAGCAATCTATGGAAGGTGTAGATGAAGATTTTTTAGAAGGACCGCCTTGTCTTGCTTTGATATCTAAAATATCTAATCAGAATGGTTTTGATGGCAAAGATAGATTTATGTATAACTACCATGTTTTTGTTAAAATGAAATACCCAGATACATGGGAACAGAAAGTAAAAAATGCACCAGTAAAATATTTTGCAAGAGAACATGCAAATGCATGGGATGATAATAAATTAAAACAAAAAACAAGATCATGGAACAGATCAGAAAAAGGCTACACTTGTAATCAAAGTCCGCTTAGTGATTTTTGTAAGAAAGGTATTTGTGTAAAAAAGAAATTTGGCATACTAGCAGGATCAAAAGGACAGTATCCTGTATTAACAAACTTAAGAAAGATAGATATAGAACCAGACCCAGAATATGAATTTGATGTAACTAAACCAGATGGTATTGGTAAAGCAACGGTGCACTGTAAAACAATTGAACATGTAACAGATCAACGTAAACGTAGGAACTCAATAGCAAAAGCTGCAGGATTTCCACCACCAATTATAAAAGCACCAGAAGATCAAACAGTATTGGAAGCATTGTTTCAAACACAAAAAGTAATTAACCCTCCTGTAGGTACATCACCAAAAGAAAAACTACATGACGTATTGCACGCAAAAATAAATGGACCTAAAGCTATGAACGATGCAGCATTTAAATCTGGAACTGTGTTGATAGAAGACGGCTATGCATACTTTAAGTTTGACAAATTTTACGACAAACTAAGATCTAAAAACTGGAAGCATGGTGAAGACAAGACAGGTGTAATGATGAAAACTAATTACAAAAAATGTGATATACAATTTTTAGAACAGAAAAGATATCCAACAAAAGAAAAAGGTAAATACAATACACCTACAAAAAATATTGTAATGATAAGTATAGAAGAGTTTGAAGACATAGAAATAAACCATACTAAAATAAAACATAACACGGAGATAATGTAATGATTAGAAAAATACTAGGTCCTCCAGGTACAGGTAAAACAACTAAACTTATTAAGTATGTAAAAACATTTGTTAAACTAGGTACACCTATTGATAAGATAGGATACTTTGCATTTACTACCAAAGCTGCTAACGAAGCCATTGACAGAATGTTAGATGCATATCCAAAACTACAGAGAAAAGATTTAAAATATTTTAGAACATTACACTCACTAGCATTTACACAATTAGGTATGAAAAAAGCTCAAGTAATGCAAGACGAACACTACGAAGATATAGGTAGAAAACTAGGTATAGAGGTTACAGTTTATTCTAATGGCGAAGAAAAGACAGGGTTTGTAGATTCCAATAGTGAATACTTTAACATTATTAATGCAGCAAGGATCAAGAACGTATCGATTGAAGAAGAATATAATACAGACATGTATTCAGAAGATATAGACAAGCATCAACTACAAATTTTAAAAGATGAAGTAGATAATTATAAACAAGCATATGGCCTGGTAGATTTTACAGACATGATTGAAAAATTTAATGTGGCAGAATTGTGTCCGAAATATGATGTAATATTTGTCGATGAAGCACAGGATTTATCACCAATACAGTGGAAAATGTACGATATACTTAAGAAAAATTCTAAATATGTTATATTAGCTGGTGATGATGATCAAGCTATTTATGGCTGGGCTGGTGCAGATGTTAAACGATTTCAAGATGAACCGGCTAAAGACATAATCTTGCCACAATCTTACAGAGTGCCGATGCGAGTACAACACATAGCAGATCAAATATTAGATAGAATTCCTAATGATAGAAGAATCATGAAGCTATGGGCACCGCGTCCGGAATCAGGGACCACAAACCATATTACATCCATAGAAGATGCACCACTGCATGATGGTGACTGGTTAATTTTAGCAAGAACTAATGACAAATTATTAAAATTAAAACCCATACTAAAAGACATGGCTATTTACTTTGAAATAAAAGGTAGAAAGAGTTATAAGACAAGATTGTATAAATCGATACAGGACTACACACGTTGGACTAATGGAGACAAACTATCTTTGTCTGAAATCAAAGACTTGTTTGAATTTTTAGAAGAAGAAGTACCCAAAGAAGAAAGAATGTATGATTTATTCGAATGGGGTTATTCAAGAACACAACGTTGGTTTGATGTTTTTAAAACAGATCCAGAAGAAAGTTTATACATTAGAGAAATGTTAAGACTAGGTGAGGAATTATCTAAAACTGCAAGAGTAAAATTATCTACAATACACGCAGCAAAAGGTGGTGAAGCTACAAATGTTTTATTAATTTTAGATAACACAAAAAAAATAAGAGAAGCAATAGAAAGAAGTGAAGATAAATACGACGAAGAACAAAGAGTTTGGTACGTAGGTGTAACGCGTACGAAACAAAACCTATACATACTAACAGCTAAATATGAGGACAAAGGTTATGACATCGAAAGTTTGGAATAAGCAGCACGGCGGGACCCATTATCAAAAATACAAAATTCAACCAAGCAAGTTTGTAGTTGAGAATGAGTTGTTATATCCTGAAGGTTGTGCTATAAAATACATAATAAGACATCGCGATAAAGGAAAAAAACAAGACTTGGAAAAAGCAATACATTTTATAGAAATGATAATTGAAAGGGACTATGGAACCAAATAATCATATACCTCATTACATGGGGTTATTTACATGTTTATTAATTCTTTGTTATTTAATGTTATGAAGATACCTACATTTAGCGCACAAACAGAGTGGGTAATACCCACAGAATTTCCAGACCTTAGACAGGTTGATGAAATTGCAATTGATTTAGAAACAAAAGACCCAGACTTAATTAAAAAAGGATCTGGATCTATTATAGGTAATGGTGAAGTTATAGGAATAGCTGTAGCGACTGCACATTACAAAGGATACTTTCCTATTGCACACGAAGGTGGTGGAAACATGGATCGTAAAAAAGTTTTAGAATGGTTTCAAGATATTTTAAAAACAGAATCAACTAAAATATTTCACAATGCAATGTACGATGTATGTTGGATTAAAGCTATGGGTTTAACTATTAATGGTATGATTGTAGACACAATGATAGCTGCAGCCATTACCGATGAAAATAGATTTAGATATGATCTAAACACTTTGTCATGGAAGTATTTAGGTTTTGGTAAAAACGAAGCTGCACTTGCAGAAGCAGCAGCTGAATGGGGAATAGATCCTAAATCTGAAATGTACAAATTACCATCATTAAATGTTGGTAGTTATGCTGAACGTGACGCAGAAGCTACGTTTGGTCTGTGGCAAGAAATGAAAAAAGAAATTATTGCGCAAGACTTACAATCTATTATGGAACTAGAAACAGATTTGTTTCCGTGTTTGGTTGACATGAGATTTAAAGGTGTAAGAGTAGATGTAGAGGCAGCACACAATCTTAAAAAAGAATTAATTAATGAAGAGAATGCATTGCTTACTGCAATTGAAAAAGAAACTAACGTACGTCCTCAAATATGGGCTGCAAGTAGTATTGCAGATGTGTTTGAAAATTTAAAAATACCTTTTGAACGCACAGAAAAAACACAAGCACCAAGTTTTACAAAAAACTTTTTACAGGAGCACAAACATCCTGTAGTTAATATGATTGCAAAGGCAAGAGAAGTTAACAAAGCACACACAACTTTTATAGACTCAATTCTACGATACGAACATAAAGGTAGAATACATGCAGAAATAAACCAATTAAGAAACGCTGGGGGTGGCACGGTAACTGGTAGGTTCTCCTACCAGAATCCAAATCTACAACAGATTCCAGCACGTAACAAAGACCTTGGACCTAAGATAAGGTCATTATTTATACCCGAGGAAGGCCATAGATGGGGCTGTTTTGACTATTCTCAACAAGAACCTAGGTTGGTAGTGCATTATGCTGCCTTATACAAATTACCATCTGTTTATGATGTAGTAGATGCATATAATAATGATGCGAACTCAGACTTTCACCAAACAGTAGCAGACATGGCAGAGATACCTAGATCACAAGCTAAGACAATTAACTTAGGATTATTTTATGGTATGGGTAAAGCTAAACTACAGGCAGAGCTAGGTGTTAGTAAAGACAAAGCCGCAGAATTATTTAATACATACCATTCACGTGTACCATTTGTAAAACAACTTATGGAGAAAGCATCTAACAGAGCACAAGACCGTGGACAGATACGTACTCTGCTGGGCAGACTATGTAGGTTTCATTTATGGGAACCAAATAGTTTTGGTATGCACAAAGCCATGTCACACGAAGATGCATTGGCAGAACATGGACCGGGGATTAAAAGAGCATACACATACAAAGCATTAAACAAATTAATACAAGGTAGTGCAGCTGACATGACAAAAAAATCTATGTTAGAATTATACAAAGAAGGAATTGTAGCACACATACAAATACATGATGAGTTATGTCTATCAATAGAAAATGACGCACAGGCAAAAAAGATTGTTGAGATTATGGAACAAGCTGTTACTTTAGAAGTTCCAAACAAAGTAGATTATGAGCATGGTAAAAACTGGGGAACAATAAATGACTAATGGCTTATCTTAATGCAAACATACCAATTATAGAGTGTTACGTAAGAGGTAACTACCTAAGAGATCAAAAAGATTCACACGATAAATATTTTGAGTGTGGAGTATTTGGATTTAGTTCTATACCAAATAGAGTACCATTGTTTCACTTCTTAATGGAAGATGGTGGTCTGTGGTGGCGAGCACCTATATCAGCTTTCTGTACAAAACCAGGTGTAAAAGAATTACCATTAGATGAATTAGTTATGTGGGACAGTTTTAGTTATAATGTAAGTGTCACAACTTTTTATGAATTAGCCGGCGCTACTATGCAATACACATCTAGACGTAAAGTAAAACGTAAAGGTAAATATTTATTTACAATAGATTGGTGTTCAGGAGACTTTAATGAATTAAATTTTGGTTATGCAGAGAAACCAGACCAACATAAATGTGGGCACGTGCTGCAGCTAGAAGACGGAAACTTCGCAATACAGCCTAATAATAGACTTAAAATGTTTGATGCATCAATGGGTGTGGACCCATCAAAAACCTTGATTAATAGACTAGTAACCAGTAAGATATATTCCGTTGAAAATTCAGCTAAATGGATAACTGACGAACATGAACAAGGCAGTTATGATTATCAGCTGAGAAACTTGGAGGAAGACAATGATAAATAAATACAAAGATAAATTCTTAGTATGGCAACTACACAACAGAAGAGAAATTGTGTGTGCTGTAGTAGGATTTATATTAGGGGCTATAATATTTTAATTTATGTCCGGAGATTGTGCTTATGGATTACAGATTCACAGCAATACTGATAATATTGTTATGTTTGCTGGCTTTTTGTGTAAAGCCGGCCAAGCACACGCCATTGAAAATTGAGCTTAAAGAATATATAATCCCACCACCAAAACCAAAAAATGATTGATAAATTTTTATATAACTGTTTTGCAAAACTAGACGACATTAGCGCCTGGTTAGATAATTTATTTTTTGCACCACGTTGTAAATGTAAAAAGAAAAAGAATTCTAAAAGAACTTATAAGCATGAGAAAGATCATGGAACAGACATAAGTTTTGAGAACGAAACAAACAATGGCAAATAAACCTTTAAACATCGGAGAAGAAGTCGCTGTGCAAATGCCTATGAAGACGGTGGCCTCTTTGATAATCATCGTTGCTCTTGGCACAATGGGCTATTTCCAAATCATAGAACGTCTTAACGTTGCAGACACTCGTATACAGATAATGGAAAAAGATCTTGAAGAAAATACAGAATTTAGAATCAAATGGCCGCGTGGTCAACTTGGTTCGCTTCCTGCAGATTCCGAGCAATTTATGATGATTGAGGATTTATACAAAACCACGGACAAGTTAAATGCACATATCGAGTCCATGGCTTTAAACAAAGTTAATATAGAATTTTTAAGAAAACAAATGGACAAAGTTTTAGTTGACATAGAAAAACTTAAAGATCAAAATAGAGAAATGAAATATACGAATGGAGGTCATCAATGACAGAAGTTGTGGTCGCCGTAGTAGCTTTGCTTATGTTTGTAAACGCAGAAATTAAGGAAGCCCGTTTACAGGTTGATGGTATGGCAATGTGTTTACGCGGAAAACGTGAAGCTGAAAGAACTTTTTCTGAGTCGGTTACCTACAAATGTTGGAAGGGTAAGGCAGAATTAGAGGATAATATCGATGGTTCAAAATCGATCAAGAAGCTTATCATTGAATAATGAAGAAAGCAAATAAGAAAAGAAATCCTGTTGCAAAACAACTTAGACATTTTAAACAAAAAGTGGTAAAGAACAAGAAGGCATATGACAGGAAAAAATTTCAAAGTAACAGCAGAAATAGTTAATGGTAAGTGTCCAACGTGTGATGAATTTACAACGCTAGTAGGACTTGATAAAGCTTTTTATAGATGTATGACTTGTGGCACTGATTTAGAGCAACATGTAAATGGTAAAATAAGTTATTTACCTGTGCTTACATCACGTAAAGATGGTAAGTTATTTGTTAAAGAATGGCTAGAGTAAAGTTTACACACTTCGTACCTAGAGATAAGCCGCCAAAAAGGCCGCGACGTCACAAGAAATCGTTAAATAAGTCAGAAAAACGTTCGTATAAAAAATACAATAGGCAGGGTCGTAGGCCTTGACAAATATCCTGCACTATCCTATATATAGGATATGAAAGAACTAATAGAATATAACAAAAGTTTATTAGAAGTTGCCGATCAAAAATTAAAGCGGTTGATCGAAATCGAGCATGACATAAATCATCCGGGTCCATACTTTGATATGGTTAACAAGCAACTTGATTATATAAACACGCTTAAAGAAAGGATAAAACTTATAAATGAATCAACATTTTATAATAAGATATAAAGTAGAAGACGATATACCAGTGTGTCCAGATCATATTTTAAATGAATTAAAAACACACGTAGAAATAATACAGTCTAAAATAGATGCTAAAAATTTATTTGGCAAACATACTTTAGAATTACGAGCAGTAAAGGAGGGATGGTTTGAAGAAGCTAACGATAACGAGTAAAGACATTAGTCAAAAGCAATGGTCACAGCTTGTATTAGAATTAAATCTAATGAAAAAAGCATGGTCATCGTATGCAAAGATAGAGCTACAGGGACCGGGGATCAAAAAGATTATAGCTTTCGGTACTAGAGTTGGAGGTGAAGATGCAAAAGAAAATAGATGATGCAGCTAAAATGTGGAACAAAACAAAAGACCCAAAGTATAAAGACCTTTGGTATAAATTAGTAAAGGAGAATGCAAATGGAACTCATAATATTAAACGATGGAATGTATCAATTAATTCCGTTGTCAAAGCAAATGATGGAACATGTGTCTTTATTGGAACCCGTAAATTGCATGGACCTGTGCGAGATACTGAGACTAAAACTAACGGGTTACGTTGACACGTTAAACTTACACATCATGAATGATGGTAGTGGTAGTCTAGTTGGTTGTATTTGTAGATAAGATTTGAAAAGGACCTCCGTCCATGTAATGCCTCGCGCTAGCCTCTGTACGGCAACCTAAGAAGCAGTAAGTACTGTGGAGGTGTGGAGCCTTTGGCGGCCCGTAAGTACGTGCACGGAAAGCGGGACGTTTGGATGAATTAAATAGTTTCTATTGGAGTACAAGTAAACCTAATATACGCATTATATTTGTTAACTTCTGTCCTACCTATTTCCTGCATTTTTTTAATAGATTCTTCATAGCCAAACATTAAACAATCATACTGAGTATTAAACCTTTCTGGCCATTCGTATGGCGGCATACAAGTACCGGCTACCTGCGAACAAATGATTAAACTTAATAATATTTTCATTGACAACTATTGTAAATTATAAGATAAATCCTATATGATAAATCTAAAGAAAGGAGTGTATCACAATGACTGATATAACAAAGTATAAAAATGTATCATTAAGTCATAAGACCTATGATTTAATTGATAAGATAAGAAAAGTAATACAACCAGACACAGTACTAAGTAGATCACAAACTATAAGTATTTTAGTAAATGAGAAAGCGAGGAAACTGAATGGAAAAGCCAAAGAAAAATAAAATAATATGTCCAACGTGTAAAGGTAATGGCTACGTAAGAATACCTTACAGACTAGCTAAAGAGGAAGTTACAGCACAATGTGGTGTTTGTGATTCGGAAGGAGAAATAGATGCGAATGAGGTTGATAATATTATTATTGATTCTGATGGCATTCACACACTGCAGTAAGTATGAGTTTGATGGGTTTGACCCAACAACTACAGTAGTACGCTGGATAACTAAAGGAGGACACAATGAGTAATGAAGGAATGGAGAATCTTGAAGAGATAGAAAAGCTTCAAGAAGAAAAAGTTGCTTTGTATGCTGAAGTAAAAAAATATAGAAATGAAAATGAAGATTTGCAAAAACAAAAGATTTTTTTACAAGGCAAATGTAGACAAGCTGGTGCTGCAATAATTGATCAAGGTGATAAAATAAAAAACCTTGAACATGAAATTGATAGACTAGCTGAAGAAAATACAAACCTAACTACAATGTTGAAAAAATGAGTGATGAAATAAAATATGGTGTCTTTAGTTGGGGCCCTTGTGTTGTCCAATTAAAGATATCAGAAGATTTTAGAAAAAAACTTTTGACTGAAGCAGAAGAGAGTAGAAAAGACGAACTAAAATTTACTACCAAACTAGCAGGAGTTATTAAAGAAGAGTATGCTTACAGAAAAAAAGAAATATTCTTACCAGAAATATCTCAAGTGTTGGGTGTATACGATCAAGCTTTTCAAAAATTTAAAAACAAACCTTATGAACACAAACCAGAGTATCTTTTAAATTCTTTATGGGTTAATTTTATGAAGAAGAATGAATACAATCCTCCGCATGACCATGCAGATAACTTATCGTTTGTTATATTTCTAGATGTACCAGAAGAAATAAAACAAGAGCAAAAAGATTATGAAGGCCAATCTGGTGGTCCTGGAAGTCTATCGTTTTTATATGGTGAGGGTAATAGACAGGCCATTACTTATCAAGGTATTCAACCTAACAATGGCGACATGTTTATATTTCCATCTTGGGTTAAACATTATGTAGCACCATTTTATTCAGATGTAACTAGAATATCTGTGTCCGGCAATGTATCTAATGCTATAGATTTAAATAAAGTAAAACACTACGTTAAAGAAAATTTATCTAGTGACCAGAAATAAAAAACATATCAAAGGCGATCAAGCAGAATTAATTGCTCAAGAGTTTTTTATTAAAAAGGGTTATTACGTATTTAATAACATATCACAGCATGGACCGGCCGATATGGTTGTATTAGACAATGATGGTTATACATTATTAATTGATGTAAAAGCTGTATCACTGCGTGAAAAGAATGGTTGGAAAGTAAACCGCTCTCCAACTGAAGAACAAAAAAGATTGGGTGTTCATTTATTGTTTGTTAATTTAGACACGCGAGAAGTTATGGATGAAATGCCTGTTAAAAGAAAAAAGAATAATGTTATAAACATAAAAGAATACATGGAAATATTTACACCAGAATGATTAGATATTTATTAGAAAAGATATACCACTACTCAACGATGTTAACGTCGTGGTCGTGGACAAAGTTATATGGAGATAGGAGAAAAGGTTATGGCTACAGAAAAAAATAAAGGTACAAAATGGGATGGAAAATCAAGGGTTTCCAACGATTTGTATAGAAAAAGACACGAAGAGATATTTGGAAAAAAGACTCCAGATGAAATAGAAAAAGAAAACGAAGAGTACATTGAAGAATTAAAGGACAAACTGTGAGTTATAAATTTAATAAACTATATGACTACCCAAGATCAATGCGATCATTGATTAATAATAAACGACACTATGAAGTGGGAGAAGAAAAGTTACCAAGTGTGACAACAATCCTTTCCGCGTGTCAGTCGGAAGAAAAGCGACAAAGCCTTGAAGCATGGAGACAGAGATTAGGACCTAAGACAGCAGACATAGCGCGAGACTTAGCAGCCGAGCGTGGTACAGCCATGCACCGCTTCTTAGAAGCACACATTGACGGCTCAGGGCACAAGGACCTTACGCCTCTTGGTGAACAGGCCGAGAAGATGGCACAACAGATTATAGAATCAGGGCTCAGGGACCTGGAAGAGGTATGGGGCCAAGAGGTAACACTATACTATCCAGGGTTGTATGCAGGAGCTACCGATGTCGTAGGAATCTACAATGGCCAGCCGGCTATCATTGACTTTAAACAATCAAATAAACCAAAACGTAGAGAATGGATTGAGGATTATTTTGAGCAGCTAGGAGCATATTGTATGGCCCACAACTATGTCTATGGTACCAAAATACAGTCTGGAGTGATTCTAATGTGCACCAAAGATTTTATGTTTCAAAAGTTTGAGGTGTCTGGACGTGAATTTGTACGATACCAACACGCATTCTTGAAGAAAGTAGACCAATATCATCAAAATTGTACCCAAACAAAAGAGGGCCAGGATACAAAAAATGATCAAATAGTACAGTAAATCATAGGCTAATTTCATTTGTATCCTTTGTATACCCTTTTCAAAACAAAAACAAAAAATAAAAAAAATTTTTTTTAAAAGTGGTTACAATTGGTACAAATTCTAGAATTGTTGTATACCAACACTTATTCGCTCAAATTTGTATCCTAGAGCAGGATACAATTGGTTACAAAAGATACAATTTTGTAAAAAACATCGAAAAAGCCAGTGTTTGCAACGATTTAAGGGACGCGCGCATATGATTTACATTTTTAAATTTAAAAATCATAGAGAGAGGAGTATACACTACCAATGAGAAGAAATAAGAAATCCAAATACCGACATGTAGTTATTAAAAAGAAAAAATATTATTTTTATTCTATTACCTGGGAAGATATCACGGCGGATGGAGGGCATGCTACAACTGAAGAGTTTATAAAATTTAAACCTAGTATCATGGTAACACAAGCATACTTATTCAGCAAAGATAATAAGTATGTTAGAACGTTTGCATCATACGAACAGAACGAAGATCTATTCTCAGATCGTAATGTGTTTCCTCGTAAGTGTATTATTAAAATGGAGAAGGTTACTCTTTAGTAATTTTAAGTCTTTCTTCTTGTAGAGTCTTCAATCTTTTAATCTCTTGTAGCTTTTCTTCTTTAGCCATATCACTTAAATTACCATGTAGATGTGTTTCTACGAATTGTCCTGTAGCTTTACCTATTAACTGTTCAAATGGAGCCGCATCTTTTATCTTACCTGCATCCACTAGCGCCTGAGATAATACCTGCTGACGTCTTACATAATTGTTTTTAGTTACAGTAAATGCTCTGTTAATTTCATTTGATCTATGTTGTAAATACTTTTGAATTTTAGGATTCTGCATTAGCCCTGCTGCTTCTTGTGTTGCAGACTTAGGACTGTATCCAGCATGGATAGCCGCTTCAGTTCTGGTAGTTCTACCCTCATTCATAATTAAATACTCACAAAATCTACGTTGCATCTCTGTAAGTTCAGTTGGGTAAGCTGCCTTCTTTTTGACAATTTCTTGACTCATACTTGCTTTATACATAAAATCTTATATAAACGCAATACATGAGAGCGAAAGAATTAAGACAGTATTTAGACAAGTTTTTAATATCACCAGCAGCTCAACAAGCTAGAGTTCAAATTGAATTACCTAATGGAGAAAAATTAGACTTAATCGAAATTCAGTTGTTGGAAACTAGAATAATTGGTGATAGAGACACGCACATTTTAAATCTAAAAGGAATTAAAAGAGGTGGTACTTGGAAGATGCCAAAAATCGTAGGCAAGCTCTAATTACATACTGAGGTTAACTTGATAAAATTAGAGAAGGATTTGTGGCGTGAGCTTAAAAGAATTAAAAGTAAAATTAGTTGGACTAGACTTGAAAACCGTAGCTTATTGGGCACTCCCGATCTATTGGGTTATAATAATTCTGGCAAGTTTTTCACTGTTGAGCTGAAGTTAACATCGGTTAACAAAATACGTTTTTCACCCCACCAAATTAGCTTTCACATGAAACATAATTTGAATACATTTATTCTTGTTGCTTGTTCCCCGGATAAGGGGAAGGTCCGCTTGTACCCTGGTGCTTGGAT